CGTTAAATGGCAGCGTTAACTCAACAACTGCTGTGACCTCAGTCGCACTGGTAAACCCAGTTATGCGCACAATTCCGTAGTCTAAAGACTCGTATGTCCAATCCACCCCGATGTTGCCATCCAGAGATGTGCCTGTAATCGTGCCAGAACCGTCTCTGTACGTCCCTTCGGTGTGGGTTGGTCTGGTAGATCCAGTATAGACCGCTTGCCCCGCAGCAGGCGTTGCATTCGTGGCGCAAATGTATATCTTGCCATCAGACCTGCGACGCTCGTTCAGCGGGTTTACACCAACACCAAAATCCTTTTGGCTTTCCCACGGGATAATATCGCCGCCATCTTTAGCCTCAATCAGCAACCGAGTGCCAATGTCCGTTGCCGCAAAGATGTTACCAGATGCCTTGATCGTAACCGTACCCGTGGCCGCCGATGCAAACACAGTCGTGGTTTCGTCAGGGTCAATGTCTAGGAAAGGACCGCCCTCAAAATCAACTGCTGCCAGCGTCCAAGTGGTTGGACCAAACCTTGACAGCTTTTGTGGCGCATAGCTTGGGTGAACGATATAGATCACGTCACCTGACTGCACATAACGTAGCCGTAGCGTACCGTTGGCGTTGGCCAAATCAGCCGCAGTGTATGGCGACGCAATCTCGTATGTCGAGCCGCCCGACAGCACTTGGCCGTGGTTGGTGTAGAACCGGATGTATTGGTTGCCAAACTCAAGGATATAGGCTTGCGTCTCGCTGAACTCAAACCGAACCAACCATGTGCGGTCAGCACTGGTCTTGACCTCATTGACAAACCGAGTGCCTGACCGACGCAGGGCTGGACCCTGAATCATTGGTATGAAATTTTCTAGGCGTTTGCACCCAGCCGCATACTTACCAAGGTCAACCCGACCATCAAGCCGTGGTGACAGCTCGCCAGCGTTAAAAGATGTCTGAATAGGGCTGGCTTTAGACATATTCAATCCATTGAACAAACAATTCTGCGATGCGGGTTTGCCCTGACCTGTTAGTCAGCCTAAACAAATACGATGTATCTGCTCTAAGAATAGCGTAATCACCTTCCAGTGATGCTCCTGCCGCATTGCCGCCAGAGCCGCCTACGATGATTTCCTCGTACAACACGCCATTTGTTGTAAGGCTTGTTGGCTGAATAATTACGCCTGTTTGAGCTGTTCTGCTTGATGCACGGTTGCGGTTCTTTGGCACATATATCGTGCCGCCGACCACGTTTGATACATTTTCGTACACCTTAAACTCAGCGTCACCACCAATGCGGGTTATAAACCCAATGCCAATCTCATTATCTACTGGTGGAGTCACGACAATATCTACATTGCCATCATCAGGCAACTGATTGCCATTGCCTCGGCTGGAATACGCATAGAACACGATTCCTTCAATGATGTGCTGCACCGCTTCGTCTCTATTGACGACATAGCGCATTGCAGTGTGATCGGACTCCGGTACTCTCATAGCCTGCTCAACAACCAAGAGTTGTCAGGCAGTGCTTGTGGTGGTTGTTCAACAGAACTAGCACGAATTGCACCACGCAATGATGCCATGTACTCAGCTTGAGCCAATTCACGCTTGGTATTGGACTGAGTTAAATCCTCGGCCATCTCCATTGCCAGCCGACAAGCAAATGCCTCGACAAACATGGCATCCCACTGCGTCGTATCCGATACCCGACTGCTGTAGCGAATCTTTAGTGGCGCAGCAAAGTTGGCCAATATCTTATTGCCCTCAATTGAGTAGTCAGCAACGGGCTGGTTGCGGTAGTCCTCAAGCGATGGGCCAGGGTAAATGTCATTGACCATCAAGATACGCAACGAATCAGACGGGAGCTGGTACTCGTATTTAAAGCCCCAGTCTGGTGTGCTGACCAATGCTGGCAATGATGCACGTTTGACACTAAACGACCAAATGTGCGAGCGCAATTCAGCGTCCCGCACAATGTCAAACATAGAAGAAACAGCTCGTGCTTGCTTGTTGTCATCCCCAAACGAGATGATTCGAGCCGCGCCGAGCTTGGTTAATGCACGATTAGCAATATCAACCTGTGAAGTCATGACTCACCTCAAGCGGGTGGCCAAGGACTTTGCAGTAGGTAATCTCTAATGTTTTGTAAGGCAAGGACAACTTGCTCTTTCGTTGGGTTGTCGTCTAACTCAACAACGACCTCGACTGACTTGGTGGTGCTTGCCGCGCCATCAGTCACCGTGTCCAACGCAAGACCTAGCTCAATGCCGTAGTAGTGTGGTGTAGCCATTTATATCCCCAGTAGAGACGGGAGGCCGTAGCCCCCCGTCAATTGCCTTAAGGTGCAGAGAAGTACAAATCAACAACGGCAAATTCTGCGCTAATCGGTAGAGCAGCAACAGCAACCGTCAAGATCACATCTTCTTCGGCAGTCAAGGGAGCGTCATCGGCAGCGGCAGCCACACCAAACAGGACTGGGCCTGTAACGGTCTGAACAGCAGCAGCACGATACTTGCCAGCAGTACCAGCAACACCGATTGCGATGGTAGCAGAAGCACCAAGGGTAGCGGTAGCGTTGATAATGCCATAGGCAAAGGTGTAACCAGCAGGTACTTTAGCCAATACCACCGTGTCCGCAATGGCCTGACCCGTAAATGGGACAGTAGCGCGGAAACGACGGACTCGACCACCCTGTACACCACCAAACGAGTTGGTGATTGGGGTTGTGCCTAAGCCAGCGACTTCAGGTGCGTAAGTTTGAGCCATTTGTATTCCCCTTATTCAGCGCACTTGATTTCAACAACTTTACCTTCCTCGGTGCGGGTAGCACCAAAGGTTCCCTTCACATAGACTTGGGTTGAGTAACCCTTGTCAGCACGCTCAGAAATCATGGTAGAGATGTCGTTGAACAGACCCATGTGCATACCAGACTTAGCAAAGGCTGGAACACGTCGGTAGCTCGAACCATCAACGGGCAAACGCTCGGTGTGGATGAAGTTGAAACCCATGAATGCGGTCATCTTGCCGTCAACAAGCACCGGACGGGTGTTGTAGTCGAGCGAGATAGCCTGAGCTTCGTTTAACAAATCGTCGTGCTGCTCTGCGGTGATGATGCAAAACAAAGGATCTGTATCAACATCAACCTCATTTTCCATCAAGATCTTCTTGGCTTCACGCAACTTGCTGATGTTCAAGCCTGTTGCACCAGTCGAACCCGTGGCAACCGCAACATCTTGGCCTGCGCCAAATGATGTGTTGGTCGAACCGTTCTCGCCTGTCTTTGAAACACCAAAGAATGCAGCGATGATCTCGTCATCCATTGCACGTCCGAGTGCGTAAGCACCGTTCTGAGCATATGAACTCGTGGGATCAATCAGCATACGCAGCTTGTCCTGGTCATCAATCAGGTCAGCCCACTCATAATCGACTGGGAAAACCCAACGTGCATCGGCTGGTGTGCTGATCAGAGGCGTGTCACCGTGACGGATCGTACGCTTCTGGGCAGTAACCGGACCAACTTGCTCGATGGCCTTGGCAGCTTTGCCTGTGTAAGAACCAACCGTAACTGTGTTACGGAGCTTAGAACCCTTCTGTTGCAGTAACAACTGTACGTTGGTTGTGTACTGCTGCACAAAGTGCGTTGTGACGTTGAATGACATGATTCAAGTCCTCCACAAATAGTTGAGTAAAGAAAAACAATTTGCCGAAAGACTTGTCCGATTACGCGGGGTCATTTCTAACCACTAAAGCAGGTTTCTTGCTTGGCGGCCTTCCCCGCCGTGCCACTGGGCTTGTTTCCAAGTTATCCAGAAGATACTCTTCATATATTTTCGCACGACTTACGACCTCGTTGGGTAATAAATCACTGCGGTTAGCTAATTTTATACACTCTATGCGTATTTGTGCAATATCCATGATTAACTTGGATACCCTGCTCGCATCAATCTTTCCAGCTCTGACTTGGCATCAGCATCGCCACCCAAGTACTTAGCAGTCCACGCTGGGTCTGCCTTCAGGCTAGTGATCCGCACCCGTGCCGCCTCTGGTGACATACCAAACTTGCCGCCGCCATTGCCGTCAACGAACGAATCCTCGCCCATGCCCTTGCCGATATTGGAAAAGAACTTGAGCATATCCTTCGTGCCGAGTGCGTTCTCCATCTTGGTCAGCATCTCTTCGCCTACACCAAACTGACGCGCTGCCCTACGACCCGCCTCAATGTTGGCATCAAAGTCCTTGCCCCACTCTTGCTGTAACTCACCCATCTGAGCATCAGCATTCTGTGCCATTTCGTTCTGTTGGCCAGACATTGCATCCGCAGACTTGCCGTTAAACCACTCGGTCAACTGTTGCGCCTGCTTTGCGGTCAGTCCCAGCTCGTGGAATGTCTTGGCCGCATCCTGAGCAAATGCCCCATCAGAGCCTTCAGGCACGGGTAACTTGTAATCAGCAGGGTCTGCTGGCCGACCAAGACGGTCATAAACCTGACCCCACTCATCTGCACCAGCGTCGTCTTTTGGCAACACTAGCCCACGGCCTGCCTTATCCGCACCCAGAAACTTCTCAAGGTTTGTGTAAGACTGGATCGCATCGACTGGCGATTGCCAGCCCTTGTTTTGTACCAACCCCCGTACATCCTCTGGAAACGCGTCATACCATTGTCCTTGTTGACCTTGTGTCTGGCCAACTTCGCCAGGGTTGCCAGACTGTACTGACCCTTGCTCATCCATTTGTATCATCCTCGTTCAGGTTAAAAACAACACGCTCATCAATGTGTAGATGAGCCATTAGCCTCAACCAGACTTCCCGCCTGCCTTCGGCCATAGCCATAGCGATTGGGTCAACTGATCGAGAAACTGGTGAAACAATTGCAGTGCTACTGTTCGCACGGCAGAACTTAGCCAAATCAGCCAATACCACTTGGCCATCAGCATTCAGCCCATCCTCGCCCAAGAACAGCCGACGATACGAATAACGACGACGACGTAGCTTTGCGAGTAAATCCATCATATAGGCAATGCCGCAGGTTGTTGACCAGCCAATGCCGCTGTCTCAGCCAATGTCTTGGCACTGTTGGCAGCAATTGGTGCGGCCTGTAGCAATGCCTGAGCCTCAGCCTGCTGTGCTTGCTGTTGCTTCATGCCATCAACTTCCTCTTTGGATCGCAGAATCTTGGCAGGTACGCCATTGATCTCTGCCAACTCACGGGCAATCATCTCAGGGTTAAATATCATCATAATGCTGGGGTCAATCTGAGCCAGTGGCACGACAGACTCCAACGTACGCAAGATGGCCACACCCTCTTCAGCTCGCTGTGAACGGTTCAGTGGGCTGACATACTGTATCTCAACCTCACCACCACGCTCTAGCAACGCCTCTGGCATCTCTGGCAACACACCAGATCGACCCAAAATGTCCAGCTCACGCTCAATTAGCGGTCCAAGCATCTCAGACTGCTGTCTGCCCATCGTAGGCGCTAGTAGCGCACCCTTCTCTTGCGCCCGTAGCATCGCCTCGGTTGCGGTCATGTTCGGTGTTTCCACCAGAATCTGAAACAACGTGATCAGGAACGCATCATTAATCACACGACGACGCTGCTCCATCATTTCCATGCCGATGTCTACACGCGCATTGGATTGCAATGGCTGGACAACTTGCCGACCCTGATCATCCACGCCACCGTAGTTCAGTGCGCCTGGCCGAGTATTGAATGCCTGTAGCACACCGTCTTCTTGTAGCAATAGCGGTGGATCAACAATTTTGTGCGCCGCACGGATCACCGTCTTGCTCATCTCGTTGATCATCTTGATGTCTGGCAACACCGTCATTGCTGGTGAACGGCCATACACCTCTTTGGGTGCGGTCACATAGCGGCTGATCGCATACGGAAACGTGTTGTATCCACTCTCAGACAGCACCATGCGACTGGTCAGGCAGATGTAGTAGCTGATAAACGGCATTGATCTGTAGTCACGCCGACGTTGATTGCGCTCTTCGTTGGGTTTAACACAATGCAAAAACTCAAACTTCTGCTCTGGATTCTTTTCTAATGCTGTGCGCAGCTTCTCACCAAGGTTGTCAGCACCCCACTTCTCTGCCGCTTGACGCACTGTCATCTCAAACTTGCGATGCACCACGTCCACAATGCCGACATGGTTCTCACTAAAATAAATCTCAGACAAGTGAATCGACTTGTACCGCATACCAAAACCAACGATGTCATCAACAAACAGTGCGCCTGAGCCAAATGCACCCAGACTCATGTAATTCTCATGCACCTGACTGGCAAAGTTAGCCTTCGGGCTGTAGCGGGTCTGGAACAAGATGTTGGTTACTTCATCCAAGTACGCCATAACCTGCTGGTTCTCAGCCAAGAATGGGTCTTGTACGGTCAGCTTGTGCCACTTCATCGTGCGAGGTGTCAGCATCGACTCCATTGCCGCCGCAAATCGTTCTAAAGCCAGTCCAGCAGTAGAGTCAAACACCTTCTCGGTGCGCTTCTCGCCTGGTGTCTTATCGCTGGCTTGAAACCAATTCTCTCTCGGCAGTACGCGCTCAGCAATCTCTCGCCAATGCTCTTCCCACACGCCGCGATTAGACTGCATCTGCTCCTGCTGGCGAATTACCTCTTCTGATCGACTGTCCATTTCACTGTCCTAGTAGACTTTTTGATCCTGTCATCGGTTGACCAGTAGTTTCGCCTGCCAATACTTGCGCACCACGACCAGGTTTGCGAGCCATTTCGTCACGACGCATACGCGTTGTTTGTTCTGCGCGTTCAGGACGTGGTGGTGGAGGCGGTGGTGGCGGTGGTGCAGCTCTTGATGATGATCCCATTGACATACTAGCCTCCAAGCAGCTTCTTGGCTGCAGTCTGGGGTTGTACTTGCGATGTGTCTTGACTGGTCAGCACGGTTGCCGCACGACCACGACGACGTGCCGCTTCATCTTGACGACGCACACCTTCACGAGCCATATCTACTGTTGGCGGTGGCGCTGGTGGAGGTGGCGGTGGCGGTGGCGATGGAATGCTTGGTGACATAATAGCCTCATTCAAAAATTGCGTATTCAGCTTGCGCCACTTTAGGACGGTTCATCGTACGCTTGTTAGCACGACGCACACCTTCGCAGGCATACCGTAGCGCATCAATAACGTGATTCTGCTTATCTTCAAGCAATGGCAACACTTGTTCGGTCATTTTATCCACTTTGTACGAATAAAGCGACAGTTCGTCAATAGTGTGCGTACAACGTGGGTGAACCACAATGTCAAATGACTTCAGCCATTCCACGCCATCCTCTAGCGACTTCGGACCCTTGACCGCAGCCATGATCCTTGGAAACCCATGCTTCTTAACGTGGCTGATTGTCTCTGGCCGCGCACTGTCTGCCACGATTGGATACCGTTCAGACTCAGGAACCGTCATAAACAGTTCTGGAATGTTTAGTATCTCGCACCCAACCATGTACGCTTCGTAGTCAATATACAACGTGCGGCCACGAATAAAGCACCGTACCAGCACCGTCGGGTCAGACGCAAAACCCCAGTCAGCACCAAACCGCAGGATATCGTCGTGGTTGGCATCAAACTCCTCGATGCGCCAGTTCCTAAACACCCGTGACTCACTGTTGCGCTGGTACTCTCCCTGCCAGATGTGCAGGTATTTGTCTGGGTCTCGACGTTTGTCGTACTCCATCTCTGCTTTGAGAACGTCAGGAAACCACGGATTGTCTGACCAGTTAACCTTGACCACTGTTGCGCTGTCTGGTGGCACGTCACCACGCAGTAGCTGATCAACTGGGTCTGTGTTTAGCGCAGGGTTCCATGAGAACCACATCTCGCTGGCGGGTTTGCGGATGGTAGGACGCAGCTTGTCCAAACTGTTTTGGCTCAGGCTTTGTGCTTCCTCTACCCATGCCCTGTCGTATCCTTCCAGAGACTTAATGCTGTCCGCAGTATGGTTCTGCATACCTTGGAAGATGATCATGCCATTGCCGCGCCGTGACTTGATCTGGCTGTCCTGTATGTCAAAGTAGCTGCCAACGCCCAACTGCTCGATTTTGACCTCTAACAGCTTCTTGACCGACTGACTGAGCGACTTCTGTATCTCACGCACGCACACTGATGACTGGTTTGGATTGCAGATATGCTCTTCAATGAGCAACTCAGCAAAGAAATGCGACTTGCCTGAGCCACGGCCACCCCATGCGCCCTTGTATCTTGCAGGCTTTAGTAGCGGCAACGCCCATCGTGGCGTTTGTATCTCAAGCGTCGACA